CTAGGATTCAATTTGGACCAAACCTTTTCTCATATGGATATGTAACTAGGGGTGAGATACTTAGATATGCCTTATATCTAACGCACGCTGGAGATAGGAAAGTCAATTACGTATATAGACCCAATTCTCTAGTAAAGAGATGGCTTGATGGGTCTGCTGAACCCCCGACCTCTCGAGTATCTTCAGCACATCTCAGACACGTCTCTATCTATGAAGTGAGGAAACTTGGATTGGATTTCTTTACAGCAAAGGGCAGGACCTGGATTTTACAATTAATTAATACCTTGAGTGGTTTGGGTATGCAAGAAGCGCTTTTTGTTGGATTGCTTACCTGGACTGCTAGTTTGCCGGAGCATATTGCTGATTTGATTTCAAAGAGTTCCATCTGGACATGGAAATTTCAGAGTATAGAGCAGTTTGCCAAGAAGATTAAAGACGAATTTTCTCTTAGGCTCAAAGCTCTTCAAAACAATGTTAGTATTGACTTGACTCCTTTCTTTGAATTTGAAGTTTTAGTTAATAGAGGCTTGGGGGCTGTGAACTGGTCGCAGGAACGTGAGAACAGGACCAACCCCAACTTATGTAACGTCAATGAAGCGGAAGTGTTTTCTAGAGCTGTACTACTATTCCAGCAAATTCGAGATAGAGGTGCTAAACCCAAGCGAACCTTGTGGGAGGACTACTGGGCTATGCGGTGGGCCTGGTCGCCTACTGGAGCATATCACTCTCAATATGAGGAAGACAAAGAGTATATTGCGAGTGATCGGTCGTTAAAGCACAAGTTCTATTCTTTCAACCGTATGCCGGCATACCCATTCTCGAAGTTTTCAAGGCGCAAGGCGGAAATGGTGGCATGGTCTTCAACCAAGTATGAATGGGGTAAGCAGAGGGCTATCTACGGGGTAGATGCTACTAGCTTTATTATGGCAGGATACTGTATGCCCAATATTGAAGAGATGCTGTCAGAAAAGTTCCCAATAGGCCAATCCGCTAACGAAGAGAGCGTAGCAAAAACGGTACAGCAGGTTCTGTCTAATGGTACTCCTTTCTGTTTCGACTTTGAAGACTTTAATTCACAACATAGTAATAGTAGCATGCAGGCAGTGCTCCGAGCTTATCATTCGGTGTTCAGTAATGATATG